GAAAAACACAGTGCAGCGCAAGTCATCGATGCCCAAGTCTCCACCGCCGACTTCCTTGAGTCCCTTGGTTCGCCCAAGACCGAGAAGGTGATCACTGAGCTCGAACAAAAGGCGGCACGCCAAGCGTTCAACGCCGTGGTGACCCAAGACGAGAGCGTGCACCACAAACTGGCCCAGATCGAGACCCCAGAAGCTGTGCGCCATCTGGTCGGCATGCTCACCGCCTATGACTGGGAATTTATACAGCAAGCCAAAGAGCTGCGCGGCTACACGGTGGCCAAGTTGTTGGAGGAGTGTGAGAACCCCAACGCCAATATCCGCCTCAAAGCGCTGGGGCTGCTGGGCAAGGTCACCGAAGTGGGTCTGTTCACGGAGAAGATTGAGGTCAAGAAGACAGACCTTACCGAGGAAGAGATCGATCGCAAGCTCAAAGAAAAGCTGGCCAAGTTCATGGACATCTCAGACGCGGAACCCACCGACATCGAGATAAAAGAAAACCCCGCCCCTACCCAAGATGAAGACCAACCCACCGCTGACGCCTGAACAGGCCAAAGCCTTGTTCCAGAACCTCTCGCGCATGACGCCCGAGGAAAAGCTGGACTACCTCCAGATGCTTGACAACAAAGAGGCGCACATCAAGAAAAACGCCGCCAGAACCGACATGATCGAGTTTGCCAAGGCGGTGTACCCGGGCTTCAAGGTGGGGCCCCACCACAGGAAACTGGCCAAGATATTTGCCGACGTGATTGACGGTAAAAAGAAACGGGTGATCATCAACATTGCCCCCCGCATGGGTAAGTCTGAGTTCAGCTCCTACTTGTTCCCGGCGTTCTTCTTAGGGAATTTTCCTAATAAAAAAATCATCATGGGCACGCACACTGCGGGTTTGTCTGAGGACTTTGGCCGCCGCGTGAGGAACCTGATCGATGATGACGAATACAAATCGCTCTTCTCCGAGACCAAAGTGGCTGACGACCAGAAAGCCGCAGGAAAGTGGAGCACCAGCGCTGGTGGCCAGTATTATGCTGCTGGTGTTGGCGGTGCTCTTGCTGGGCGTGGTGCTGATCTGTTCGTTATTGACGATCCTCATTCTGAACAGGATGTGAAGGCCAACAGTCGCTTGGCGTTTGACACCGCATGGTCGTGGTTCCAGACGGGCCCGTTGCAACGTTTGATGCCGGGGGGCGCCATCATTATCATCATGACGCGCTGGGGCAAACTTGACTTGACCGGGCGTTTGCTGGACTACCAAACCAAGAACCCCGACGCCGAGCCGTGGGAGGTGGTGGAGCTGCCAGCCATCCTGAACGAAGGCACAGAAAACGAAAAGTCGCTCTGGCCCGAGCAGTGGCCGCTGGAGTCCTTGAAGTCCAAGAAGGCAGCGATCGACCCCCAGTACTGGAACGCCCAGTACATGCAAAACCCCGTGTCCAACAACGCGGCAATCGTCTCCAGAAACGCATGGCGCATCTGGCCCGCAGACGAACCCCCCACTTGCGAGTACATCATCCAGTCTTGGGACACGGCGTTTGAAGCCAAGACCACCGCCGACTATTCCGCTTGCACCACGTGGGGCGTCTTCTACAACGAGGAAGAAAACGACAAGGCGCAGGTCATCCTCCTTGATGCGTTCAAAGACCGGATGGCGTTCCCCGAGTTGAAATCTGTGGCCTTGAAGCACTACAAAGAGTGGCAGCCCGATGCGTTCATCGTGGAAAAGAAGGCGGCCGGAGCGCCGCTGATCCAAGAGTTGCGCAACATGGGCATCCCGGTGCAGGAAACCAACCCTAGCCGTGGCAACGACAAGATAGTAAGATTGAACGCGGTGGCCGACCTTTTTGCCTCTGGCATGGTCTGGGCCCCGGACACCCGCTGGGCGCGGGAGGTGATCGAGGAAGTGGCGTCTTTCCCCAACGGCGAGAACGATGACTTCGTGGACACGACATCTCAAGCACTCATGCGGTTCAGACAAGGTGGGTTCATCCGACTGGACTCGGACGAGCCTGACGAGCCAAGGTTCTTCAAACGCAGAACACATGCGTACTACTGAGAAAAGGAGAAAGTAAATGCAACGACGCACATTCATCACGACCGCACTGGCGGCACTTGCCACCCCCTATTTACCCGCCGCCGATACAGGTTTCAAGATTCCCGATCCCGTTGTGGTTTGGGACACCGAGACGCTGACTGCCGCACTGGAGCAGATGTTTCAGTGTCAGATGGGGCCTGCCAACCCGTTCTTTGAATTGGCTGGTGGCGTTGCAACCACCGTTCCTAAAGTTAAAAAGCCGCACTCACTTTTCCCCAACTTGACCGAAGAGGTATTTATTGAACCTGCGGATGCGAACCGGCGTTACATCTACGAGACCTACGCCTGCGCGGTTGAGGGCGGGGATGCCAAACAGGCCGAGGCGCGGTTAGCCAATCACTTCTACGATGCGTTCTCCCAGTTGCCTGCTGGGCAGTTGATATGGCGTGTCAAACCACAGTTTGAGACGGTCGACAACATCAGGTGGGGCGTGCGCTACGCCACCACAGAGCAAGTTGAAGACAGGCAGTACGACTTGGCAAATCTGCCAGAAGATGGACAATACGACATTGACACCGGGTGGTATCGGCAGGTACTGAGCAAAACCCAGTTGCACAAAATGCGCATGCGTCTGGTGTTGCCGCACCTCTACGACCATGAAAATGAAACCGTTGCGATCCCCGGACTGTTCAAGCCAGAGGGCGCACGAATCACAAGGATGATTTAAATGGCCACGAACATCGACAAGGGACTCTACGCTGCTCCCGCTGGCATCGAGGAACTCGCACAGGACGAGGAGCCGATTGAGATTGAGATCGTTGATCCGGAGCAGGTAAGCATTCATGCGGGTGGCATGGACTTGACCATCACGCCCGGGGAAGACGAGCAAGGCTTTGATCGCAACCTTGCCGAGGACATGGACGCTGGTGAGTTGAACACATTGGCCAGTGACTTGGCTGATGACATCCAGACCGACTTGGGTTCGCGCACCGAGTGGGAAAAAGCGTACGTGCAGGGCTTAAAACTTTTGGGCCTGCAATACGAGGAAAGAACGGAACCTTGGGACGGGGCGTGCGGCGTGTTCCACCCCATGATCACGGAAGCTGTGGTCAGGTTTCAAAGCGAGTCCATCACCGAGACGTTTCCCGCCGCTGGGCCTGTGAAGACCAAAATCTTGGGCAAACAAACACCTGAGAAAGAAGAGGCCGCCAGTCGGGTGCAAGATGACATGAACTATGAGCTGACCGAGGTCATGCGCGAGTTCCGTCCTGAGCATGAGCGCATGCTGTGGAGCCTGCCCGCCACGGGCTCGGCGTTCAAGAAGGTCTACTACGATCCCAGTCTGGGGCGCCAAGTCTCCATGTTCATCCCAGCCGAGGACATCATCCTGCCCTACGGTGCCACAGACCTTGACACTTGCTACCGCGTAACCCACGTGCTGCGTAAAACCAAGAGCGAGATCATCAAGCTCCAGCAAGCAGGGTTCTACCGCGACATCGTGTTGCCGGACCCGGACAAGTCGAAAACGGACATCCAGCAGGCCAAGGACAAAGAGACGGGGTTCAGCGCCAACGACGACGATCGGTACACGCTGTATGAAAGCCACGTTGACTTGGTGGTCAAGAGCGACGAATATACTGAGACAGGTGAGGACGGTGAACCCTTGGGCATCACGTTGCCGTACGTGATGACGATACTGAAAGGATCAAACGATGTGCTCGGGCTTCGGAGGAACTGGAAGGAAGATGATACTCTCTGCCTCAAGCGTCAGCACTTCGTCCACTACCAATACATCCCCGGCTTTGGAGCGTATGGCTTCGGACTCTTCCACCTCATCGGAGGCTACGCCAAAAGCGCGACCAGCATTATGCGTCAACTGGTGGACGCAGGAACTCTATCTAACCTCCCCGGAGGACTTAAAACGCGTGGCCTTCGCATTAAAGGTGATGATACGCCCATCGCGCCGGGAGAGTTCAGGGACGTAGACATCGGCTCTGGGCAACTGCGCGACAACATCCTGCCCCTGCCGTACAAAGAACCCAGCGCCGTGTTGTCTGGGTTGATGGACAAGATCGTCGATGAGGGCCGCAGGTTCGCAGCCACCGCCGACGTGAACGTCAGTGACATGTCTGCGCAAGCACCCGTGGGCACAACGCTTGCCCTCTTGGAGCGGCAGTTGAAAGTCATGACGGCTGTCTCTGCCCGTCTGCACTTCTCGTTCAAGCAGGAGTTGAAACTTTTGGCCGGTTTGATCCGCGACTACACGGATGAGGACTACGACTACGAGCCTGAGAACGCACCGCGTAAAGCCAAGGCTTCGGACTACCACCACGTCGAGATCATCCCCGTGAGTGACCCCAACGCTGCGACGATGAGCCAGCGAGTGGTGCAGTACCAAGCGGTGATCCAGATGGCCCAGATGGCGCCAGACATCTACAACTTGCCTAAACTGCACAGGGGCATGCTGGAGGTCTTGGGCATCAAAAACGCGGCCGACTTGGTGCCGTTGCCAGATGATCAGAAACCCAAAGACCCCGTGTCTGAGAACATGGCCTGTCTCAAGGGCGAGCCGCTCAAAGCGTTCATGTACCAAGACCATGAGTCGCACATCAAAGTGCACATGTCGGCCGTGCAGGATCCGTTGATTGCGCAGTTGATCGGCCAAAACCCCCGGGCCCCGCAGATTCAAGCAGCCATGATGGCGCACATCGCAGACCACGTGGGGTTTGCCTACCGCCAAAAGATCGAGCAGCAGTTGGGCATGCCCCTGCCGCCGGAAGACGAGAAGCTGCCGCCAGAGATCGAGTTGCAACTCTCAGCCATGATGGCGCAGGCTGCACAACAAGTGCTGATGAAAGACCAACAGCAAGCCGCCCAGCAACAAGCTCAGCAGCAAGCCCAAGACCCGGTGCTTCAGATGCAGCAGCAAGAGCTGGCCATCCGCCAACAAGAGGTGCAGACCAAGGCAATGAAGGCGCAAGCCGACGTCCAGTTGGCCCAGCAGAAGTTGAAACAAGACGCTGCCTCCGACTTGGCCAAAATTCAGCTCGACAAACAACGCGCCGCCGCAACCATCAT